CCTTCTACTTCTTTGGTCTTGTTACAAGCTCAACAGAAATTGAACGAAGCTGCTGCTGTAATGTCCCCACGCTACACTACTGTTAACCCTGCGGCTAACGCTGGCTTGGTTGAAGGTATGAAAGGCTTGTTTAATCCTACAGATACAATCAGCAAGCAGTTTAAGAACGGTATGATGGGTACTGGCGTATTAGGCTTTGAAGAAATCAATATGAGCCAGTCTATCAAGCAACATACAACTGGTGACTGGGGAACTTCAATTACTGTTACTTCCGCTGTTACTACACAAGGTTCTACTTCATTAGGTATCAGCTTTACTGGTTCAAGCAAAACTTGGAACATTGGTGACGTATTTACTGTTGCTGGTGTTTATTCTGTAAACCCACAAACTCGTGAGTCTACAGGTAGCTTGCAACAGTTCGTTGTAACTGCTGCTGCAACTGGTTCTTCAACTGCTACTTTAACAGTATCTCCAGCGATGTACACATCATCTAATGCTTTGGCAACAATCGATGCGTTCCCTGCTGCTAGTGCTGTTGTAACTATGTTAGGTTCTGCAAACAGCCAATACGCTCAAAACTTGGTATACCACAAAGATGCAATTACTTTTGCAACTGCTGACTTGTTGTTACCACAAGGTGTTGACATGGCTTCACGTCAAGTTCATAACGGTATTTCATTACGTGTTGTACGTCAGTACGACATTAACAATGACCGTTTACCTTGCCGTATTGACGTTCTATACGGTTACAGCACGATTCGTCCAGCAATGGGCGTCCGTATGTGGGGCGCTTAAAGCTAAATGCTCCCGCGTAAGCGGGGGTTTTTTAAATCAATTTTTTAAGGAATTAATATCATGGCACTTCCAAATGGAGCAGGTGGTTATCAAGTAGGTGATGGTAATTTAACCGAAGTAATTTTAGGCACTCAAGCAGCACCCGTAGCTAAAACAGCCGCAGCAACTTTAACTGCAGCCGAATTAGCAACAGGGATTATTACTTATACTGGCGCCGCCGTAGCTTTAACTGTACCTCTTGGTGCAGATTTAGACGCAGCGTTTACCAGCATGAAAGTAAATAGCTCGTTTGACTTTTTTATCATTAACATCGGCGCAACTAACGCAGCGACTGTAACAGCTAACACAGGTTGTACGTTAGTTGGTGTAGCGGCTGTTTCTGCTAACACGGCTTGTCAATGGCGTGTTCGTAAAACTGCTGATGCAACGTATGTTTTCTATCGTGTTGCTGGTTAATATTAATATCCCCACTTCGGTGGGGTTTTTATAAAGGAATCAAGTTATGCCTAATACTCAAGCAATTGGCGTTGCGTATAGTGATCCTGAATTTACGACTTGTTATGCAAGTCAAGAAATCGGATATTCTACTGCAGCTCAAGGTACCGTAACACAAGCAACAGACAAATCAACTGGTGTGACCTTAAACAAGTCTGCTGGTCGTATTACCATGAATAACGCAGCTTTGGCTGGTGGTGCAGTAGCAACATTTACCCTTACTAACAACTTGATTTCTGCCAATGACACAATCATTGTGTGCGTATCTAGTGTTACGACAGGTAGTACTGCTGCGGCGTACACAACTTATGTGTGTAGTTTGACTACTGGTTCTGCTGTAATTGCATTACGTAATTTAAGCGCTACTTCATATTCTGAAGCAGTTATTATTAACTACGCTATTATTCACGGCGCATCTTAAAAATAGGGGGCTTCGGCTCCCTATCTAACATACTTATGCACATATATTTAAAACATCCTGAACACGGCACTAAAATTGCCATGATGGAAATGGAAGCAGAATTTGATGAACAAAACGGCTGGGTGCGTTATACTAATGACACGCCATCCGAAGAAGAAGAATTGGTTGCGGCTCCAATCAATACGTTGGAAGTAAAAAGACGTCGTAAAACTATCGAATAAAGGGTGAGCTATGGCAACTTATACCGCCAATGATCAAATAAATGGAGCGTTACGCTTAATCGGTATGCTTGCCGAAGGTGAAGCACCTTCCGCCGCCACATCTCAAGACGCTTTGCTTGCGTTGAATCAAATGATTGATTCTTGGTCGACTGAGCGTTTGTCTGTGTTTTCTACACAAGATCAAGTTTTCTTATGGCCGCCTGGTGCTATCCATAGAACATTAGGGCCATCAGGTGACTTTGTTGGTAACAGACCTATTCTTTTAGATGATTCGACATATTTTAAAGACCCGTCAAACGGTATTTCTTTTGGTATTAAAATTATTAACCAACAACAATACGATGGTATTGCGGTCAAAACGGTAACGTCTACTTATCCACAAGTCATGTGGATTAACATGGACTACCCTAATATTGATATGTACGTGTACCCTGTTCCAACCAAAGTGTTGGAATGGCATTTTATTTCGGTGACTGAGTTAGATCAGCCTGCTACATTGGCTACCCCCATAACATTCCCTCCAGGGTATCTAAGAGCGTTTAGATACAATTTAGCCTGTGAAATTGCAGCGGAATTTGGTGTAGAGCCAAGCCCACAAGTATTACGTATCGCCATGGCGTCTAAACGCACGCTCAAGCGCATTAATAATCCTGACGATATCATGTCCTTGCCATACAGCATTGTGGCTACACGTCAGCGTTTCAACATCTTTGCTGGTAATTATTAAGGATAAAGTATGGCCGATATTGCTATTACCGAACTACCCGTCGCAACTACCGCCGCAACTACGGATGTATTTCCTGTTGTACAAAGCGATGTCACGCGACAAATAACGCTTGCGTTAATGTTTACGGCGCCTACATTAACTAACGCAACATTAATAACACCTGCGTTAGGTTTACCAGCTAGCGGTGATTTAAGTAACTGTACAGGTAGCCCTGTATTGAATACGCCTGCGCTTGGTAATGCAACAGCGACTTCAATTACGTCGACAAGCAATATTTTAATTTCAGCCGCAGGTAAGTTAGGTTACGCTACAGGTTCAGGTGGTACTATTACGCAAGCCACTAGCAAATCTACAGGCGTGACATTAAACAAGACCAATGGTCAGATTACTTTAAATAACGCAGCGCTCGCTGGCGATACAACGGTATCATTTACGCTTTCAAGCATTTACATTGCGGCAGGCGATGTGTTAGTTTTAAACCACATTAGTGGTGGTACAGCAGGATCTTATTTATTAAACGCACAATCAGCGGCAGGATCAGCAAGCATTAATGTACGTAACATTACTACAGGGTCATTGTCCGAAGCGATTGTGATTGCGTTTGCGGTTATTAAAGCTGTTACGGCGTAAACATGAAAAGCCCTATTCTAGGACAGGCTTATGTAGCTAGGTCAATCAATGCGGCAGACAACCGCATGGTTAATTTGTTTCCTGAAGCTACGCCACCTGGAAGTAAAGACACAGGCTTTTTAAACAGAGCGCCAGGACTTAGAAAATTAACTACGATTGGCACAGGCCCTATCCGCGCTGAATGGGCTAACCAATCTAGCACCGCCGATGCGTTTGTTGTCTCAGGCAATCAATTCTATAAAATAGATACCAATTACAACGTCAGACTTTTAGGTAATGTAACAGGCACAGGGCCTGTGTCGATTGCTGACAATGGTACGCAATTAATGTTAGCCTGTAATCCCGATGGTTTTATTTACAATAAATCTACGGGCGTATTCCAACAAATTACTGACCCTGATTTTGCAGGCGCGGTTACAGTTGGTTACATCGACGGTTATTTTGTGTTTAATCAGCCTGATTCACAAATTGTATGGGTTTGCGACTTATTAGACGGCTTATCGATTAGCCCATTAAATTTTGCTAGCGCTGAAGCTGCACCTGATACGCTTGCAGCTTTGGCAGTTAATAATCGTGAAGTGTGGTTATTTGGTACAAACTCAACTGAAGTTTGGTATGACGCTGCAACTACGGGTTTTCCCTTAGCACCTATACAAGGTACATTTAACGAAGTAGGTTGTTTAGCTGCTAATTCGGTTGCTAAGTTAGATAACAGTTTGTTTTGGCTAGGCGCTGATTCGCGTGGTTATGGTATGGTTTATCGTAACCAAGGTTATACGGCTATTAGGGTTTCTACTCATGCTATCGAATACGCCATACAAAACTACGACGTATTGTCTGACGCTATTGCATATACGTATCAACAAGAAGGTCATTCGTTCTATGTGTTAACTTTCCCAACTGCGGGTAAAACATGGGTGTATGACGTTGCTACGCAAATGTGGCATGAACGTGCAGGATTCTATAACGGCGAATTTACACGTCATCGTTCCAACTGCCAAATGAGTTTTAACAACACAATTATTGTTGGCGATTATCAAAACGGTAATATCTATGCTTTAGATTTAGATGTTTACGATGACGGTGTTGGCGTACAAAAATGGTTACGTTCATGGCGCGCGTTGCCAACGGATGCTAATAATCTTACCCGTACGGTGCAACATTCGATGCAACTTGATGCTGAGACGGGCGTGGGGCTTAACTTATACCCTGAAAATTTATTTGAAGAGCATATTACTACGCAATCAGGTTTGCGCCTTGCTACGTCACCTACAGGGCATTTATTGACTGAAGCAGGCGATACTTTAATTACGGAAGATGGTAACGCTATTGGCTTAGATTATGATTTACTTGTCACCAATATCCATCCTGCTGCGCCTGGCTACATTCCACAAGTTATGTTGCGTTGGTCTGACGATGGCGGCCATACGTGGTCTAACGAACATTGGACATCTATGGGTAGGCTTGGTGCTTATGCTACACGTACGTTTTGGCGTCGCTTGGGTATGACAGTTAAGTTGCGTGACCGCGTGTATGAAATATCAGGTACTGATCCTGTTAAGATTTCAATTATGGCAGCGGAATTACATTTATCACCGACAAGAGTATGACAGAAAACATAACCCAAATCCCTTCGTCTAAAGTTCCTGTGTTGCAACAGGATACAGGATTGATGTCAACACAATGGTATAGGTTCTTTTTTAACATCTATACATTGACAAACAATGGTGTATCAGGTAGTTTTACTACAGCAGACGGTAAAACAGTTACGGTTACTAATGGCATTATTACGGCAATTGTATGAACATTGATATGAACGTCACTTACGGAAAAGGGTTTTTGCCTGAAGTGCCTATATTTGCTAATATGGGATTGACTGCAATTGACGTAACGCCAGCTAAAGTTGTTAAGTTACAAAATGAATTGCTTAAAATGGAACAAGCGGATATTGTAACTACGCATCATTTTTTACCTGAAGTATATGAAAGAACAATTGTTGTACCGCCTTGGACAGTTTTAACGGGTGCAGCACATAAAACACCTTACAAAGTTCGGTTAGAAAAGGGTACAATTGCTGTTAATATAGGCTCAGAAGTAAAAGTATTAACTGCACCATGTGAATTTGACGCTTGTGCGGGTGAACAACGTGTTGGTCGTGTATTTGAAAATGAAGTTGTTTGGGTAGATATTTACGCTAACCCTGACAATTGTAAAGATATTTTAACGCTAGAAGATAGACTATATGTTGTGCCTGAATGTGGATTAGGCGAAAATAGAACTAAACAATTAGTGGTAAATAACGAAGCTAAACTTGTTATTGAGGGAGAAATATAATGGCTGGATGGGTAGCAGGAGCTGTCGTAGGCAGCGCATTAATTGGTGCCGCTGCAAGTAACAGCGCAGCAAATAAACAAGCGGGCGCCGCTGAAGCAGCTACCGCCGCTCAACGCGAAGCGTTAGCTAGGCAAACCGAACTTAACCAACCATTCTATGATGTTGGGGTTAACGCAACAAATAGATTAGCAAATCAACAACAATATACGCCTGAAGCTTTTAATTACGAAGCAGACCCAGGTTATGCGTTTCGATTTAACGAAGGCATGAAAGGTTTAAACGCTACCGCAGCAGCACGCGGAGGTTTAATATCAGGTAACGCACTTAGAGCTGCAACTGACTATGGACAAACGGCAGGGTCACAAGAATATCAAAACGCATACAATCGTTATTTAACAAACAACGCTCAACGATTGCAAGCGTACAATACCAATACAGCAAACCAACAATATTTGGCTAACTTAGGTCAATCGTCTGCAAACAACCAAGCAAATCAAATTGGTAATTTTGGTAACGCCGCTGCAGGTAATATGATTGGCGCAGCTAATGCGGGTGCCGCAGGTACTGTAGGAACCGCTAATGCCTTAACAAGCGGTGTTGGTACTTATTTAAATTACAACCAAAATCAAAATATGTTGAACGCGTTTAATAATAGATCTGCGTATACAAATTTATCAAATCAATATGGCGCAAATAATGTTTATGGTGGCGGCAACATGAATCCTGTATACACACCACCATCGGTTGCTGAGTATGCGCTTAATAACCCAAATTATTAAGGACTAATTATGGCGGCTATTGAACCAAACATTGCATTAGGTGTTAAACCTATACAAATTGAAAACCCAATGAATCAGTATGCGGCGTTGTCGCAACTGCAAGCAAATCAAAATCAAAACGCTTTGGCGCAATATCAATTGTCGGCTGCTCAACGTGCGGATGAAGCACAAAATGTTCAAAATCAATTGTATGCTAAACATTACAACGCGCAAACAAATCAAATTAATGAGCCAGCATTTCTTGCTGATTTAGCCGCGCAAAATCAAGGAGCATTAATTCCTAAAGCACAAGCGCAATTTGCAGAACAAAAATATAAAGAAAATCAAGGTAAAAAAATAGTAAGTGAAATAGGTAAACTTGATTTTGATTTAGGCACTAACATATTTACCCAAGCACAAAACGAGTTAAAACAAATAGATCCTCGTAGCCCTGATGCTCCTGCTCAATTTTTAGCTTGGCGTGAAAGACAATTTGCCAACCCTGCTTTAGCTGATTTTTTTAAAAATACAGGTATGACTAAAGAAGCAACTGACGCGCAGATAAAACAAGCCATAAGAACACCTCAAGGCCTCGCCGATACAATACTTAAGTCTATGACTTCGGCAGATCAATTTCAAAAAATCTTAAATGATAGAGAGCAATTAAAAGTGTCGCAACAAAATGCTAGCACAGCAGCGTTCAACGCAGCGACACAAGCAAAATCAGTAGCCAATGCGGCTAACCCAGAATTGCAAAATAGAATAGCTGAAGCTAAAGCTGTAGGTGAATTTTTTGGCAAAAATAAAGCCGCGGCCGCTGCCGCTTTACCAAGCGCAATTGCAACTGCAACACAAACTATTAATCTTATTGATGATATGGTTGGAAAACCTGAAATTAAAGATAAAAACGGTAAAGTTATACAACAAGCTACTAAACCGCGCGCAGGCTTTAATGAATATGTTGGATTTACACTTTTACCTGGTCAACGGTTTATTGAAGGGTCTGACGCAGCGTCGTTTGAATTGCGTCAAAAACAAATTGAAGGTAAAGCCTTTTTGGAAGCATTTGAAACACTTAGAGGCGGCGGTTCTATTACAGAAAAAGAAGGCGAAAAAGGCGCGGCAGCTATTATGCGCATGAACAAAGCTTCTAGCAAAGAAGAATACATAACTGCTGCAAGAGAATTACAAGATGTGTTACGTTCAGGAATAGCTATTAAAAGTGCTAAAGCAGGTGTGCCTGTCAATAATAATAGCAACAGCGTTAGTCCTACAACATCAAATAAATCTAGCGGTATTGCACCGCCAGCTGGTTTTACTGTTGATAAACCATAAAGGTTAATATGGCACTTCAAACGGCGACTAACCCACAAACAGGCGAACGCGTTGCTTTAATTGGCGACCAATGGCAACCTATTAAAGAATCTGCTACCAATAAAGAAGGCGTTAAAGCTTATTTAATTGGTGATAAATGGTTGTCTGACACGCCAACAACCGAAACATCATCTAAACGTCAAAACGTAGGGGCTGAAAAAGGCAATATGTTTAGCCAAAGCGCTGAAGATATACAGTACGACCCTATGAGTGGTTTACCGTTAAACACGTCTAATTACGGATCAGCACCGACAGGCGCTACTGCCACGGCAGCTAAAACATTAACTACAATAACAGGCGTTCCTATTAACTATGCAATGGGCGCTGCAAGCATACCTTTAAACGTAGCTAATATTGTGGCTAAAACAACAGGTGTTGGTAAACAAACAACTCAACAAGCTTTACAAGCCAAAAATCAAATAACGCAAGGTATTAATCAACAAAGTTATGCGCCTGTAACACAAGCGGCGGAATTTGCAGGTGAAGTATTTAACCCAATAACAATGGCGGTGCCAGGCGTACTAGGCAACGCAATGGCTAGGTATGCGCCTAATGTAGCGCCTACAGTTGCCAATGCGTTACGTTCAGGTGGATTTAACGTAGGCGTATCTCGTTTAGCTAACGCGCCTGCAGGGGTAGCAACTAACATTCTTCCACCAACTATGCTCAATCGTTTAGCAGATGTCGGTGCTAAAGTAGTTGGCGGCGGTACTGTTGGTGGTGTAACTAATGCTTTGATTAGCCCAAATGATATTGAAAGCGGTGTTGGTGTTGGGGCTGTTGCACCGTTAGTTCTTGGCCCAGCAGGTAAAATTGCGTCTAATGTTGGTGGTAAAGTAATTGATTTAGCTACAGGTCAAACAATTAAAGTTGAAGCTGGCAAACGTATGCGCGACATGGCAGGGCAAACTATTAATGAAATTCGCGCCGCAAACGCGCAAGCGCCTTTAGATATTACTTCAGCACAAGCGACGGCAGGGGTTACAAATGATGTATGGCAAGCGTTTAATGCGTTTATGCGAAGCAAGGATAAAAATAGTTTATTTACTATTATTGAAAAGAAACAAGATTTAGCTAACCTTGAAAAGTTAGCTGAACTAGCGGGCGGCGATACTGCAACAACAATTAGACAAGCTATTGTTGAAGCTAAAGATGCGCTCAATAAAATGACTACGCCATTACGCAATACAGCAATTAAAAATGCTAATGAGGCAAATAAAGTTTTAACTGAAATAAATCCAAAAATAGAACAAAAACAAGGGTCTGTTATACAAGCTTTACAACAAGGGGGAATTGCAGAAACCGAAGCGGCGCAACAAGCTAATTTAGCCGCGGGTAATGTTATTTCGCCTCGCCTTAGTGGTACAGGTAATGTTTCGCCAGCCGCGTATCCTATTGAAGGCTTACCGCGTATTCCTGGTCGTTACACAGAAAATCAACAGCGTGTTCCTGAATTTCAAGGTACAGCGCAAGATTTTGCTACGATTGAAGCGCAACGTAAAGCTGAATTGGCGCATTTACAATATGTAAAAGATAGCATTACTGCGCATGGTATGGCACCTATTGATACCAATAATATTATTCAAAACATTAGTGCTAAATTAAACAACCCTAAAATTGGCCCAAGCGACGTTAATACAAGCGTATTAAATACAGTTGCAAATAAAATTCAAGAATGGGCGGCGCGTAACGGCGGTGTAATTGACGCTGAAGCTTTAAATACAATTCGTAAAGAAGCCGTTAACGAAGCAATTGCTGCTAAATTAGGTTCTAATGCTGATCCTAAAGCTTCAGCTAGATATGCAGCTACATTGCTTGGTGAAATACGACCATTAATCGACGATGCTATTGAAAAAGCAGGCGGTACAGGATGGCGTAATTATCTTAAAACGCATGAAATTGGCGCGCAAGAAATTAATATACAAAAATTATTTGGTGAAGCTGCTGATATGTACCGTACCAATAAACAAGGTTTTGTTGATTTAATTAAAGGTAATAATCCTGATGCAGTTGAAAAGATTTTTGGCCCAGGCAGTTTTAATATTTTAACTGAGGCACTTAAAAATGAAATGCGTTTTGGGCCTGCAATGAATGTAGGTGAAAAATTAAAATCATTGCAAAAAATTGCTGCTGACGTTGAACGAGATAAAAGTGTTGTTGAAGCTGCTAATCGAGGTAAAGGCGCGCTTGATATTAAAAAACTTGGCTTTACCGAAAAAATACCTGGTTTCGTTGGCTACGTTACTGCTATAGCAAAAAAGGTTGGTCAAGCGTTAGAAGGTAAAGTTGAGACAAAGATTACCGAAACCATTATTAAAGGTCTTAAAAATGGTAAATCGGCCAATGAAATTCTTGATACTTTGCCTGCGGATGACCGTATGAAAGTATTAAAAGCGTTAAAAAATAGTGAAGAATGGAACGCATTAACTGGCGTTGCAACTGAACGTGCAATAAAGCAAAACAAATTAGCCCCTGAACAAGATAACCAAAACGCTTTAGCGAGGTGATATGGATATGGATGCAATAGTCGCTGAGAACGATAAGCGTTTGTCGGTGCATGAAGCGGTGTGTGAGCAACGCTATAACGCCATCTTAGAATCATTTGATAACGGATCAAAGCGGATGCAACGCATTGAATATCTTTTGTATGCCGTCATTGCATCGGTCTTTTTTGGTAAAGATATGATTCTTAATATTTTTCAACATTTGGTATCCAAATGAAATGTCTAATGCAATTGCTGAAGGTACAAAACAGTTAGCAAATAGCTTAGATGAAGTTAGAGAGGCTGGTAAAAGTCTTACTAAGAGCATCCAAAACATTCAGCATGATGGCGTAGAAGTTGCGCAAGAGCAGTTAGCATCAAGAGATAGACACAGACAACACGAAGAAGCGATAGAAAACTCGATGATATATCGGGCTATCCAAGAGTATCAAAATCAATACACCATCATTAAAGCAGAAGATAAAGCTGAAAAAGAGTTTAAAGCCAAGTACGGTGAAAAAGAATGGAATAAGGTACTTGAGTTAAAAGCTGTCGTTGAAAAAGAACATAAAGAAAATCAACGATATTATGGACACAAATTAGAGGATGTAAAGCGAGTACAGTTGTATTGCTGGGTAGCAGCAGCTATTGTCACGTATTTCTTATGGAGATTTAATCTTGTATGACTTGGTTGACATACTGGTTTATTCTTTATCTAATAGAATTAGGGATATGGGCTTATGTTGCTTATTTACATTTTGAAGCTAAAATAAACCAAGAAAAAGTGAAGTTTCCACAAAAAACTAAAGTTGTAGTACGAACCAAAAAGGATATTGTTCGTGGATGATGATTTATTCAAGTGGTGGACAATGTTTGCATTACTTTGTATGATGGCTATTATATTGCTAAAGGAATAGTATGTTTGGTATAGACGATATTGTTGGCGTAGGGATGAAAATCCTTGATAAAGTTATACCAGACCCAGCACAAAAAGCGCAAGCCGCTTTAGACCTACAAAAGTTAGCGCAAGACGGACACCTTGCTGATTTACAAGCCGACATGAATGAACAGAACAATGTATCTGATCGTTGGAAAGCAGACTTGGGTTCTGACTCTTGGTTATCTAAAAACATTCGCCCAATGACTTTGATATTTATTCTGGGGGTTTACACTACCTTTGCAGGATTCTCTGCGTTTAATG